AGAGGGCGGTTTTCTTTTATGGCGCATTAAGCTCCTCAATCAACGAGGGGCTTTTTCTTTTAGCCGCCCTACCTGGAGACAGATACTATGCGCCAGCTAACACCGCGGCAAATAGAAATCCTTGAGCTGGTTCGCGACGGGCTGACCAACAAGGAAATCGCCTCCAAGTTGGAAGTAGCCGAGGCAAGCATCAAATGCCATATCACCAATATTCACGTCAAGCTGAATGCCCGCGACCGCACACAAGCCGTGGTAATCGCTCTGAGGCGACACATCATCAATCTGGGAGGGTATGACTTCGATGAAGAAGCTCTTGACTATTAGCCTCATAACCTTCCTGATGGTCACCCTGCTGGGCGGCGCGGTATTCGCGGCTAGCTATTACTTCCGGACATTAGACGTATCATTGACAGTTGCCGAGGGCGTAAAAGAGCTATCCTTCTACGACTCGGCTAACAGCGTGGAAATAAGAGACAGCATCCAGGTGGCCAGCGTGCAGCGGGGCGGGTCAATATCGTATACCTTCACGCTGAAGAATACCGGCGTTGAACCTCTCCGGCTATCGTTCAAGACAGACCCCGAGATATTACCGTGGGGATCTGTGACTACCGCGGCCATTCCCTACGAGCTGGCAAGCGGAGAGTCATCCAACATCACAGTTACCTTCGCCGTATCTGCAAATGCCACCATAGGTCAACAGGAACCATTCGAACTCGTATTTTACGAATAGCCGCCCACGTCATCACACCGGAGGCGGTCATTGCTTATCCACCCTATCCTCACCCCTTGCCGGCGTCCCCATTGCGGCGGGCAGGTAGCCGACTGGGACGCTGACGGCGAGCCTTACTGCCTGCAGTGCTCAAGGAGAGCAGATGAAAACACCCAAGAAAAGAGGCCGCAAAACCCTAGTCCTCGATTGGGACTTGATAGCTTCCCTCGCTCAAATCCAGTGTACATCGGATGAGATAGCTTTTATTTGCAAGGTCACCACCCAGACGCTCCGTAATCACAGCGTTAAGGCTCAGGAGTGCACACTGGAGGATTTCCTTGAAGCGAACCGGCAAGGCGGCAAGGTTTCTCTCAGGCGCCTTCAGTGGGACTCTGCCAACGGCAAAGAGGGCGTGCTTCTGAGGGACGATGACGGCAAGCTGATTTTCGATGACAAGGGCAAACCCTGCTGGAAGTATCTGCCGGTCGCTCCCAATGCCTCGATGCAGATATTCCTCGGCAAGAACTGGCTGGGCCAGACGGATAAGGTGGCAACTGAACTTACCGGCAAGGACAGGGGGCCAGTGCAGCACTCCTGGGTAGACCTCTTAAAGGTTGCAGATGGTAACACAGACACAAGCAAAACAGATAGTCGATAGAGGGCGGCAATACCCAGTAGCCTGGGCTGATGACGTGCTGGGGGTTGCTCTGTGGGACGTACAGCGGGATATTCTTAACAGCGTCAGGGACAACCCGCGCACAACTGTACGCTCCAACTCGGGGTCAGGCAAGAGTTTTATCGCCAGCGTCTGCGCGGTCTGGTTTCTGTTCAATTTCAAGCCTTCCACCGTCATCACCACCGCGCCCACCTTCCGGCAGGTCGAGTCAATCCTATGGCGGGAAATCGGCTCGCGCTACCGCCTGAGCAAATACCCTCTCGGCGGCGTTCTCCATAATACCAGCCTGAATATTGACGATAAATGGTTTGCGCTTGGACTTTCGACTGATAGCCCGGAGCGTTTTCAGGGTTTCCACAACGACAATGTGCTGGTAATCGGTGATGAGGCGAGCGGTCTCAGCGAAGACGTTTACGCAGCCATCGAAAACCCGCTGGCAGCCGGTTTCACGCGGGAATTGTTGATTGGCAACCCGACACAGCCCGTAGGCACATTCGCCGACTCATTCAAATCCAATCTCTACCAGCCATTTCATATCTCGGCATTCGACACTCCCAACCTCAAGGCGTTTGGGATTACGCTTGAGGACATCCGCCAGGACACCTGGCGGGATAAAATCAAGGGCGATTTGCCCTTCCCCTCGCTGGTAACTCCGCAATGGGTAGCCGACAGGTTTCAAGAGTGGGGAGAAGGTTCGTATCTCTTCAAGGTGTATGTTCTGGGCAACTTCCCGGAGGCTGGGGTAGACACCCTCTTCCCCTTGCCGTTAATCGAGGCAGCCGTAAACAGGACGAGCTACCAGGACGGGTCTCTTGTAGTGCCGGTTGACAAAACCGGCGCGTTGATAGCTGGTCTGGACATCTCCCGCTATGGTGACGACGAGACGGTATTACTGGGTCGGCGTGGCGGGGCGGTGGTAGACATCCAGACCTGGGCGCACCAGGACACAGTTTACACTTCAGGCAGGACAATCAGATACGCCAGAGAAAACACCGTCCAGACGATAGCCGCCGATGTGGTGGGCGTGGGGGGTGGGGTGGTGGACAACCTGAAAGCCGAAGGGATACCTGTAGTGGGGATAAATGTTGGCGAAGCAGCGAAAGACACTGAGCGATATCTCAACAAACGGGCAGAACTTTATGACAGTCTGAAAAAGCGGTTCGTGAAAGGTAATATTTCGATATCCGACAACCGGAAACTAATCGGTCAACTGGCGGATATCCGATATCACTACAACGCCAAAGGGCAGTTAATCATCGAGAGCAAAGAGGACGCGAAGGCGCGGGGTAGCAGGTCGCCCGATATCGCTGATGCCCTTATGCTTTCTTTCACCCCCGAGACAGTTGCGCGAGAGCCAGCCAATGCCGAGGTGCAGGATATGAGGCCGAGCCACCAGAAATCGATTAACACCGAATTTGCCGAAGTGCAAAGTTTCAGAGGTCGTTAATGGCAAAAAAGAAAACCGAAAAGACAAAAACCAAATACACGGCTTCCGAAATCGTGGAGATGGTCGAAAAGAAGCGGAACTCTACGGCGATGGCTGACCTGCGCGACCAGATGGATGCCGATTTCGACCTGTATTCGCTCATACCTTACAAGGCCGAGACAGGCCACCAGTCCTACACTTCGCCCAAACCGAGGAACGATTTCGGCAAGGTTTATGCGGGGCTAAACAAAGCCTCGTTGACCTGGCAGGTAGTAGTGCCGGAGGATGCCCCGAAGGATGAGCGCGATGCGGGGAACCGGATGGAGGCATTTTATACCGGTGTCCTTGACCGGGTTGACCGCCAGCTACGGCAAAAAGGCGAGCCGCCTTTAAGACAGGGGTTATCGTGGTTCGCCTGCGCGCGTGGCGCTATCGGTCTGAAGTGCCTGATTTATACAGACCAGGAAAAAAATGTTGTTATCGACATCGGGGCTGAAGACCCTCTCCACACAACCTGGGAACGCGGCACGGAGGGGCTGGCGTGGAAGGCATACGAATATTCGATAGGCAAGGTAGAAGCCCTGCAGCGTTACGACATTGACCTGGGCGATGACGATGAAGGCCGTGTCATAGACTTCTACGATACCGAGATTAACGCCATTGTTCTGACCCACGGCACAACAAAGACGACTAAGGAGTTTGTCAAAGAGCCAACGCCGCACGGCTTGGATCATGTGCCCGGTTATATCGGGTTTGCCGGTGGGATGCCGACCGTTTATAACTCTAACAATGAGCTGCAACTGAAACACAGGGCGGCTTCCGTCTACCACTCGTCACGCACTATTTACGAGCCGTTTAACAAGCAGGTCTCCTTCATAATGGACGCGGCTGAGAAGAGCGTGGCAGGCGCGTTAGCCTACACCACCGAAGACGGTAAAAAGGGTATTACGGGCGACCCATTCAGCTCCTGGAAAATCATCAAACTGAAAATCGGCGAGAAACTGGAAGCCCTTCAACCTCCCAAAGTTCCGGCGGAGTCCTCGGCGATTTTGGAGTTACTTGACAGGGATAAGCAGGAGAGCACCGTGCCCTTCCCCATAGGTTACGGCCTTGACCCGCAAGCGCACTCCGGCGCTGCCCTGGCGATGATAAACGACAATATGCGGTCTATCTACGACCCCTTTGCTGCGCTCATAGAAGACGCTTACCACTGGCTGCTGGAAGAAATCGCCAAGCAGTTCGTAAAGAAGGGGCAGAAACTAAAGCTGAACGGCTTTGATAAGAGCGGCAAGTTCTTCCAGATGGACATCAAGCCTCACGAGGTAAAGGACGACTGGTACATCCAGATTAAGTGCGAACCTAAACTCCCCAGGGACGAGGCGGGCGAACTTCGGATGGCGCTGGAGGCCACCCAGGGCAGGCCGGATGGAGAGCCTATGCTGTCATACCTGACGGCGAGAGAGAAAATCGTCAAGATACAAAACCCCGATTCCGAGAGAACCAGGATACAGGATGAAAAGATTCGCCGGATGATTGAGGCTTCTCCGCAAATCCAAATCCGGCGGGTAGCCACTAAACTCCTGGAAGAAGGCGATAGAGAGGGAGCGCTAGAACTGCTGGCCTCTCTGCCGGCACCGAATAAAGGGCGGGGCGCACCGCAGGGCGAGCAGCAACCGCCTCCGAATGGTCAGCAGCCATCACCACCCCAACCAGGGGGAGGGGAACAGCCAGCAGGAGGGCAGGGCGGACAGCTAAGCCCTCAAATGATAGAGCAGGCCAAAGCGATGGCTGAACAGTTAGCGGCGCAGGGGAAGCCGATACCTAAAGAGTTACAGGCAATATTAGCCAGGATACCGGCACCACAAGGAGGTAGGTAAATGCCAGGTGTTTTTTTCGATTACGAGACCCGCGAATGGATGACCACAGACGGCGACAAGGCCTCAGAATCCCAGATAACCGACAGGGATAACATCAATATGGAATTCTACGGGCCGGACAGCGCCGATTACGTTTACGGCGGCGGCCTGATGTCCAACGGGGAGATTAACCCAGCGTGGAGCGGTCAGTTGCCCGCCAAGCTGGGAGGTAAAACGGTACAAGGGGCGGGTGGTGGCGCGGGATTTATGCCCATCTCGGGTCCCTACACACCCGGTAACCCTGCGCCGCCAACGACCGAGACCGCTCCGCCGACTTTGGGGGGAAGTAATCAAACATGGGGTGACCTAAGTAATGTGGCTCAAGAAGCACTCTGGGAAACTGACCCGCAACAGGCTTTTTATAATGCTCTGGGTATCGGTGCTTATGGATTGACGCCGTTTCAGAAGTGGCAAGCTAACCAGTTTAACCCTTTTTACGGTACTTACTTAGCGCAGGCAAGAGCAAATGCAGGCGGAGGCGGAGTTTACTCGAAAGATGCCTCGAACTTTCTTGCAAACACCGGAATTACGGGGGCAAGGAGCATTGCCCCAAATGTTTTCAATCAAATAGGTGGCCTCGAAGCAGTAGACCAGAGGGATTTGTGGGACACTCTGGGTAGCTTCGGTCGCTACTTCACACAGAACGTCCTCGGTCAAAAATACGGTTATCCCATTGCGAGTTCAATGGGGCAAAATTATAGCGGTATCCAAAGCGCATTTCAGGGGAACGAGGGTATGGCTAACGAAAATGCCTCATTTCTTGACTATCTCCGCAATAAATACGGCATCTAACGAATCTTTAATATCGGGTTGAGTTCATTTTCTATATTGGCAACACGCTCTTCCAGGGTTGGATGATAGGGAAACAACGTCCCAACTGGGGCTGAATAAGTTCTCGTCCCTGTAGCACTCTCCAAGACCGATATTCGCTGTTCCAGTTTATCAATCCGGCTTTCGAGGTCACTGACAGAAGATGAGGATGCTTTAGCACCCGAGCATCCGGCTAGCATCACAACAGCTAAACAAAGCACAATCAAAATCTTCTTCAAAGCAATTTCTCCTTGATATATTCAAGCCATATAGATTTATAGGATTGGCTTTTAAATAAATGTCTGACAAAGATAATAAACCCGATAATTATCAAAAGCAGAAACCCTATTAAGGTGATGTAATTTATCATTTTTGCCTCCTATTCCAATGTCCCAATTATAGCAGAGGTGTCAATTATGGCAAGTAATCTGTACCAACCCTTTCTCGAAGATAACCCCGATATTCTTTACTACGGGATGACTCCCAAGAGCAATAGCTCCCGCTTTCTGGACTATTACCGCTCCCAGTATAACCCAACATATAACGCCTACAAAGGCGCGGTGGGGAATCAGGCGCTTAGCGGGCAGACGCCGAGCCTGAGCTTTTATGATTACCTGATGAACAACAACCCCGTCTGGAAAGAGTGGCTCAATCTCTCGCCAACGGACAAGGGCTTTATCCCCTCATTGCGTTCAGTCTGGAACATAAGGTAGACGGATGACCTATCGTGATGTCTATACCAAAATAGCGGGCGACTTCATTACTGTCGATGACAGCTTGAAAAAGGCACTGTCGGCTGTAGGCGACCGGCGAACTGCGCCCTCAACTGCCTTTCTTGATTACGTGAACAAGCAGGAAAAGCCCCGAACCGGCGTCAACGGGTTGGGCTTCGGTGTTAATCCGCAGTCTCAAGCAACGCCTCAGAAGACATACGGCTTAAAGAGGCCGCTAAATGTTGCCCTGATGAATCTGATAGAGTCCCGCCATCCTTACGAGGATGCGGAACTAACCGATCATCAAAAGCAGGCATTAGCGGCTGCCGGTATGGATGAAACTGATTTAACTTCCCAGGAGAGGAAATATTTATCCGAGGGCAAGATGATAGACCCTCGGTCTATGGGGCAAGTGATTCTCCCCGCACTCCTGAGAAAGAAGGGTCTCTACAACTATGTCGGCGGTGAGCAGGGCTGGAATGAGTACCAGACGCCGGGCGTTAATATTAACGTGCCTTTTATGGGGCAGAGACGCCTTGATGTGAAGGGCGTGGCTGATTTTGCGGTAAGCGCCGCTCTAGACCCCCTGATGTACTCCGGCGTGCCGGTATCTCTCGGCGCAGGGCCAGCGGCAGCAGGGACTAAGACTGCGTTAAAAGGTTTCACTCGTGGTATGGAACGGGCAGCGGAGAGGCAGGCCGTCAAGCAGGGAGTGCGTGAGGTAGTGGAGGGTGAGGCCGGAGCAGTCGGGAAGAATGTTAATAAAGCGGCTGAACTCGACAAGCGAATCGCCAACCTCACTGAAACGCTTTCTAAACCTGGCAGATTAGCCAGTGGCACCAGGAGAGAGGCGGAGTTAGAACTTGCGCGGCTCGAAGCCGCCAAGAAGCTTCAAACCTCGAATCCTGAAAATATTGACCTTCTGATTCAGGAAGCCCAACGAGAACTCAACAATCGCTCCGTAGGTTATCACGCCGGAGCTAAGGAAAACCTTTTTCCCGAATATAACAAATATCAGCTCGATACTTACGAGACCACCCTGCGGGAAGGGCGGGCTAAACTATCTAAAGCTGTTCCTGAAATGGCGCCCTCGACCTCGGTACAGACGGGGATTCCCGGTATCGGTGAGGAAACCGCTCAGTCCCAGATGTTCGGTGAGGTATCGGGTAAGGCCAGCGCAAAGCAGCCCCTGATTGACGCCGATGTTATCAGGGCGCAGCAGGCCGCCAAACCGTTACCCGGGCAGTCACCATTACCCGAAGGCGCTCCACCCGTCAAACCGCCGGTGCCGTCCGTAGCACAAGCGGCTAGCGAAGTATCGAAACCTTTCAACGGTGTAGAGATAAGTTCATTTCCCGAATTACAGCTACGGGCGCTCAATCAGGTCATTCCCGGCAAGGCTCAACGGGTACTCCAAAAACCCGTTATCAATCAGGCAGGGCGAATCGTGAACCCGCTGGCCGTTGCAGGTCACGAACCCGGCACACAACTCTCCGCTATGTCAGGGATGATTGACGACCAGATAGAAGGCGGCTTGCGCCATGCAATGGCCAAAGCTAACGCTCTCTGGCGAAGCGGTGAAAAACTATTCGTTACTGATAGAAACGGCGTATCGCTTGCCAAGAATATAAAACAAACCAAACCATTGCCCAACGGCGCCGAGTCAATGGCGATGCACGACTTGATTGAATATGCCCCGTGGTATGACTTTGGCGCTGGTAAAGTCGGGAATGACCGCCGGGCCTTCATCGAGGAAGCCCGTAACGTCTCTAATCAGATGTCAGCCATGCTCCGCAACGAGAACATACTGGTAGACGCCGCTCCGGGTGTGTCGATAAAACCCGGCCAGGTCAGGGCTTTGACGGGTGAAAACGGCTGGGCGTTCCTGCATCGTGTCGTCAACGAAGTCAAAGAGGATGCGGCTGGCAGTCTCGCCCGAAACCTGGGACGCCAATTAACCAAAGAAAACACAGCGTTTGCGAAAGCGGCGAATGAGTCGGACTACGGCTATCTTGCCCGCTTTGCCCAGGCTGCTAAAGAAGGCAAGGTAACACCTTCTCCCGAAGTCGACAAGTTGCTCGACCAGTTCGCACAGTTAGCCGATGTCAAGGTAAAGAAGACTGTTCTGAATGCAAAACGTAACTGGGCAACTGTAGCTGAAGGTATGAAATCGGGCGTCACCTATGAGTCAAACCCGATTATCGAGCTAAACAAGCAGGTCAGGGCGTCATACGAGCTGGTGAAAAAGAAACGGCTCGCCGAGGCGGTGAAGGTCATACTTGAGACCACTACCCCGAAGGAAAAGGCTATCTCCGAACTGGGGATGACCATAGAGCAGGTCGCCGGAATTGAGGGTAGGCTGGCTAAAGCAGAGCAACTCCAGACGGTCTTGAATCGGGCAGTCAGGGGTGAAAGGTTGCCCGGTGCGACCCTCTCTTCCCTTGAAAAATCATTCCCTGACGAGACCCAAGAACTTAAAGCGTTGATTGCCAGGTGGCAGGAACAGCCGATACCTGAGACGGCGGCGGAAGTGCAGGCATTGGACTCTCGCATCAAGGCGCTGATTAACAATGCCAGAAACGAGCTGCAGCCCGTCACGGCTATGGAAGCCAAGTATGCCGAGAGAATGGGATCGACCGGCACAACCGAGTACGGGAAGGTTATCGGCCTGCCGGGTATGGGGAATAGGGTAATCGTGCCGCAGATGGGGAAGTCGGGGCAGGAAATAGCTGACGAACTCCGAAGGCACTTCGGTTATATGAAAAACGCCAATGAAGCCATAGATGTAGCCGGTAAAATTGGCGCTGTTCAAAGAATGGGGAAGTTGGCCTACGACATTTCCACGTTGTTCATCCAGCAGGCTATGTCTCTGGGTTACGACATCAAAAATCTGGCGTCCGGGAAACCCACGGCGACGTGGGGCAGGACTACCGGAGGCGTAGTTAAAACTTTGACTTCCAAGGAAATGACCCACCTTGAGGACTTTATTGTTAAAAACTCCGACGTCGTTAAGGATTTCATCCAGCGGGGCGGGCTGGTAGAGACCGCCGAGTTTACGGAAGGTGCTGATATACTGCGTAAAATGCTGGCAAAGGCGCCGGAGGGGAAAATCGGCAATGCGGCGGGGTTTATCGCAAAGCACATCTTGGGGCGTTCTGATGCGGTATTTACCACCGGCAGGGTTGAAACCGCCATCAACCTCTACAAGGCGGGCTTCAAGGCCGCAGAAAAAGCGGGGATGCTTGACGAGTGGGCAAGGATGTCCAACAAGATGTCAGGCGTTGTGTCATCCCGCGCAATGGGCATCTCCCCTAACCAGCGAAGTTTAGAGAGTGCCTTTGGCTTTATGTCGCCACGCTTCACCCGTGCCAACGCCGCTATCGTTTGGGACATCGTTACCAACCCCAAGAGTTATACCTCCAAACAAGCGGCGCAGTCCTTGACCGCACTTATCGGGGCGATGACGGCGGCATACTTAACGATAAATAAAGGCCAGGGCAAGGATGTAACCCTTAATCCGTTCAATCCCGACTTCGGCAAAATCGAAATCGGCAACCGGAAGTATTATCTCGGCGGCATCATCGCTGACTTACGGCGTCTCTTACAGGATATTGACGCAGCGACCTATTACGCCACCGGTAGAAACATATCGCTCTCAGGCAAGGAAGATAATACACCTAATCTCGCCATGCTCGCAGTAAGCCAGGGTATCAGTAAATCAGCGCCTACCACCAGCACGCTTGCTAACATCGCAAAGCTGTGGGGCAATCCCAACGCTAAAGATTATGACGGCAAGCCCTTAACGCTGGCCGGAATCTTCGGCGGCTGGGGCTACCCGTCATTTACCGAAGGGATGATAAATCAGGAGAAGGACGCTTTGGCTGGTAGCTTCGCTGAATGGCTTGGCCTCACGTCTCTTGAAATAGACCGGCCTTATCAGTTAAGCCTCAAGTGGAAAGACGACTTCAAGGATTACAACGCTATCCCTACCGACCCGATGGAAGTCAAGGCCAAAAGCCTTGTTTCAAGGGAAAAGTATCGGGAAAACAACCCCCTAATCGATGCCAAGCTGTTTATCGCCGGGGAAGTTTCGACCGTCCGAACTGATGACGCCGCTAAAGTCGTAATGCAGTTGGTAGCCGAGAATAAAATCGACCCCAAAACCATCAAGGGGGTAGAGGCCAATCTTAAAGCACAGGAGAAACTAAAGAGCCTCGGCATGATAGATGACAACCTCACCCCTACCGACACCCTAGTAAAGGGACTTCTGGCAGCTCAGGGCACGAAAACAACGGCTTCTCCCATAACCACGACACCCAGTAGCCAAACCGATGTAAATAGTGGCAGCGCCACACCTCAAGGAGTTACCAACGTGCCGAGCAATCAGGTTAATGCGGCAGAACCTACCACAACGGCCACTACTACCCCGCAGTCTTATAGCTGGGACGGCCTGAAATCTAAAGTACGCTCGGATAATTCAATGCTGGTACTCCTGGCCTTCAACAAGGTTTGGAATACCGGCGAAGCGTTGACATCTCAAGAGGACGCAGCTCTTAAAGACCTCTTTGCCAAGTATCCGATGGGGCAGACTAATTATAACGTCTGGCTGAAACAGACCACCCGCCAGCTATGGGAGAAGTCACAGACACCCAGATAGATTAACTGACAACTGAATAAGCTAAACCAAGAGGCTCGCAGAAATGCGGGCTTTTTAGTTTGAAGAAAAACAAAAAGGAGAGTCATCAAAATGGTAGAACAGGAACAGCCTCAAGTTAATGCGGGAGAGCAGGCAGAGGTAGCGGCTGGTGCCGACCAGCATCAACCTGAAACCGAAACCAAGCAGACGCAACCTGGGGCAGAAGCCAAAGCCATCACACCCGAAAAGGCAGAGAAAGCCGAACCCGAAAAGAAGCCCAAACTCTACACCGAAGAAGAAGTCCGGCAGCGTGAAGCCGACATCACCTCGAAACAGCAACAGCAGACCGAGCAGTGGCGAAGGCAGGCATTGCAGCAGGCCATGCAGCAGGAGATTGCCAAAGCCCAGGAAGCCGAGCGACAGGCTACGGCTAAGGACGCTGAGGACGTACAAACCGGCGTCATCACCCAGAGCGATGCCGACCGCAGACAGCGCATCCGGCAGTCAACGGCAGAAGCCGAGGCCAGACTCAATCAGATGCGCCAGCAAGATGCTGAATTAACGGCAAAGTCGAATGTTGCGGCTAAAGCGGTGATGGCGCAGGAAATGGGTAAGGAGTTCGAGCTTTCCGATGAGGATGTAAAAGCCCTCATCACCGACAAGGCCATCACCACGCCGGAGATGATGATACGGCGGGCGGCCAAACTCTCCCAGGACAATCTGAAAACCCAGTTGCAGAAGGCCAAAGTGCAACCGGAGACCTTTGATAAGGGGCCGGGAGACTTCATGGATACATCCAACGACAATCTCTCCGCCCGAGACCTGGCGCGTAAAGCATACTCACAGAAAAAATAAATCAAGGAGGCCATTACAATGGCAGGAACTTTTTCACTGGTCGAATTTGCCAAAATCACCAAAGACCCGCTTGTAAAATCGGTGGCTAAGACCCTCATTGAGGAAAGCCAACCGATGAAACTCATCCCCTGGGAGACCATCGGCTCTCTCTACAAGAAAATGATTCGCATTCAGACACTACCCAGCGTATCCCGCCGCAAGCTGAACGCAACCTGGTCGTCTTCCACCGGCACTACCGAACCCGTTCAGGAAGGCTTGTCGATAGTTGGCGGCAATATTGACGTGGACAAGGAGATGGTCGAGGACAACCAGACCGTCGAGGACGTACGCTCAATCCAGACCATTATGAAGACTAAGAGTATGGCCTTAATAGGAATATAGGGTCAGTAAGATGGAACTATATGCTGGAAAACCCTTAGAGACTATCGAGCTTATTAGGCAACAGGCGATAGGATTGGGCAATCAGCAGGCAAGATTAGCGTGGTTAGCAGGTATCTTTGATGGTGAGGGAACAGTAGGAATTTACAATCGCCCAAAATCTAATAACTGGTTTGTAATAGTTTCCCTTTGCAATACTCACCAGCAATCTCGGTTTATGGTGGCAAGTATACTTGACGAGATAAATGTTTCGGGGTATTGGCAAGACAGAAAACCCGAAAACCCTAAGCACAATGCGAGATGGTCAGTAGTTATCAGCGGCTACGGTAAGGTATCCCGCTTCCTTTCGGCACTCATGCCTTACCTGGTCGTAAAACAATTACAAGCTCAGATAATGCTCATCTTCATCAATAGCCGCCAAAACAAACCTATGGGTGGAAGAACCTGCAACTTACCGAATGCGAAACAGTGGACAAAGAAAAACGATAGCAGCTTAGATGAATTTGAACTAGGTTGTATCGAAGCCCTAAAAGAGTTAAAACACGCTAATAGCCTCAACGAGTCTACGTTCCACATTGCTACGCAGGCAATGAAGATATACTCTGGACTGTGCGGAAAACGTGCAGAGGTAGCAGAAATGACTACCCGCCCTGACGATGAACAGGGTTAGAAAGTAACAACACGATGAGTTTAACGACAACTTCATCAATGGCCTCGTCACGTCTGACCCGGACAACTTCGACGGACTGAAAGCCCGGTGTGACCGCTCCGATATGAGCGCCCAGAAAATCGTATCGGCGACCACCACTAACTACATCACCGATACCCAGGCGCACGCCCTGGACTTCCTGGCTGAGATGGACAAGCTCACCTACGCCGTTGACGGACACAACCCCGATGCCCTGTTCACCAATGACGTGGGGCTGCGTAAAATCAACCAGTCACTCCGTATCGCCAGCGTCCTTCGCCAGGATAAAGACCAGTTCGGGAAACTGGTCACTCTGTGGGGCGATATCCCCATTTACGACATCGGCGTCAAAGCCGACCAGTCCACCAAGATTATCCCTGACGAACTTATCGACGGCTCGGCGGCCACCGGCGACTACTTCTCCGTCTACGCCGTCAAGTTTGGCGAAGGCACGGACTTCTGGGGCATTCAGAAGCACAAGCTGGAGGTCAAAAACGCTGGACTGCTCGAAGACCAGGTTACTTACCGAACCAACGTCAACTGGCCGGTAGGTCTTGCCCAGATTAACAAAAGGTCGATAGCCCGTCTTTACGGTATCCGCAAAGCATAAAGCAGCTAGCGGAACGGGAAAATAAACAAGGAGAAAATACAATGATTCTGGATGATTTATTGAAAATCAGGGACGGCGGTTCGTCCCCCCGTGTCACGGCGACCGAAGCCGGGTCTGTCACTCTCACCCGCGACGCCACCACCGGCAAGGTGGTAGTCGAAATTGACAAGATGCCGGCAGAAGGGCTGCCGATTGTGGTTATCGCCGATGCCGACACCGGCACTTCAAGCGACAAGTCGGTAGTCGTAACCATTGAAGCCGCTGACGAGCTGGCCTTCGACACCACGCAGGTAACAGTCGCCACTTTCCCGGCAATCACCTATGCCGACACCACGGTTAAAAAGTACGTGCGCCGGGTGGCGACCCAGAAGAAATACCTCCGCTCCGTCATCACCCTCTCCGGCAGTAACGGGACTTTCAGCCGGGACTTCCAAATCTTCGTAGCGACCGGGGAAATAGACGAGTAAGTCGGGGAGGGCAACATGATACGAATTAGCACCGAGCCAGGCTACCTCGTGTTCAGCGATGAAAACGGCAAGGGAGCTACCAAGTTCTCTATCGCCGAGGTGCTGAGAGCGGCGGACATTCCCACCGGTCTTACGCACGAGCAGGTGGGAGCTATCACAACCCTCGCCAACCTCGTAGTCGTCCTTATCAGGACGTTGATAGATCGGCAAGTGCTGGACGAGTCGTTCCTCGAAAATGACGACCTTGACTTAGACCATATCATCGGCGCTATCGAGGAAATGGGCGGCGATTATGCCGACCCCGACATCTCGGTAACGTAAAACAAAGGAGGTCATGCCTATAAGAAATATTTGATTGGGATTAAGTTCTGAGTCAAATAGTTCACCCGTAAGCCGCCTGAAATTCTTAACAGGCGGCTTTTAGTTTCCCAAGGAGAAAAATTAAATGCAGTCAAAAATATTGGCAAAACAAGCCGTAGGCGGACAGGAAGTTGATGTAAGAGCAACCGATGGCGGTTCACTTCATAATGTCCCCATCCAGAGAGTCTGGACAGCCAAAGGTTATGGCTGGGCAGCTATGGCCACATCCGCCGTCGCCTCCCTGATTGTAAGGCCGACCACCACCGCCATTGCCACTCTCTTTAACAACACTTCAAAAAACTTCGTGATTGAGAGGGTGTTTGCCCACAACCTGGTGAGCATCGCCAACGGTCAATTCGGCATCTGGCTGTGTGTTCATCCAGTCGGCATGACCGCACCAACCAACGACATTACGGTACGCAACAGTTTCAGCGGCCTTGTCGCCGGTACCGAGGGCATCTTCGACAATGGAGCCACGGTTGTTGATAATGGCTGGTTCCCGTGGGGAGAAAGCCAGACATCAGTCACCGCCACCGTTCCTGGGTCCCTCGCTCAGGCGTTGGTTGAAGGGCGTATTATTCTCCCGCCAACCGCCGGCCTTTCCGTCTCCGTTGTCGCCCAGACCGCAGTTGTTACCACCTGCGTGGGCATTCACTGGTTCTCGGTTCCGGTAACTGAGTTTGCACTCGGCTAAGAATCGGAAGATAACTGAATAGGCAGAGGGGCAGGGAACTTTGAAAACCCTGCCCCTCATCTTAAAGAAGGTGGAATATGGCTTTTTCAGATAAAGTATCAGGCGTGTTGGCGAAAGTCAGTGCCTCCAAGACACTGGTAGCGGACGGAAATTACGGTGCCAATGATGTGCTCTCAGAGAGTAAAACCGAAGGCACCGCCTTTACTTTCTCAGGGGTGGCGAGCGTCAAAGGCGGCGGGGGTTATATCACCGGCGCGAAACTAACCCTGTCAAAATCAGGAGGCATTACCGCAATTACCCCTCGTTTCCAGTTGCAGCTTTATAATGCTGCTCCTACCTGTACTCTCAATGACAATGAGGCGAACACGGGCGTCCTGGCCGCCGATGTCTCCAAGCACATCGGGGACATTGAGCTTGGGAATGTTTCGCAAATCGGGGGTAGCCCTGTAGCCGAGGTTTCGTCCTCAACTAACGGGCGGCTGCCAAAACCCTTTGTCTGCACTACCGAATCTACGGACATTTACGGGGTGCTGGTTATTCTCGATGCCGAAACTAATGAGACGGCGGCAACTATCGCCACAATCGTTTTATACATCGAACAGTATTAGGGAGTGTCGCCAATGTATTATTTTCGCTTTGACATCCCCACAAACGCCGATGGCACGACTGTCACTTATTCTCCTGGTTGGTGTGGCACTCGTCCTAAATGCGCTCAGAAAGAGACGGGTATCTATTACAACGACAAAGAACGCTGGGGCATCGGGATTGCCGAAGGCTCATTTGTCGCTCCTGATATGGAAGTGATAGACGCTGCCAAAGTAGCCGAGCTCATGGGTATCAAAGAAGTGGTGGACTCGAAAGCCCTCATTACTCAAGAGGCCGGAGAGCTTAAGTTCGATGGCAGGGCGGTAGCACTTCCCGAAATCACAGACGAAAAGGTGTACTACGGGCAGAAGCTGGCAGACCGCTACCTGCCTCAAACTGAAACGGTAGATATTCCAGACACCGTTGAAGAACTTCTTGCACAGGACGCACCCGAAAGGAAGGCGGTTGATACATTTACCGAGTTTTGCCCCATCTGCCACCAGCTCACGGCCTACGTGGGCAAGTATGAGGACGGCTCGGTAAAGATTGTGCAGAGTGGCAAGACGATTGTTGACGGCATCAAGGCTCAGTCAATTAACCTGATGTGTCCCAATGGTCACAAGGTACAGGTGACGCTTAATGGCTGATAGATATGCCGAATTAGCCACTGGAAATAATAACTGGTCATCTACAGGTACGTGGAAAGCCACGACCGACGGGGCTACCGGTGCGAGCGTGCCTACGTCTGCGGACAATGTTTATATTAATGTTGACTCCTGCGCTGCTGGCGCGACATTAACGGTAGGTGCTACTGCCAACTGTCTGAATATGGACTGGACTGGGGCAACGGGGACACCGACATTGCATTTTGGGGCATCCCAACTATCAATCTATGGTAACGCTACGTTTATAGCTGACATGGTGTTGACAGGTACAAACGCTAATTCGCAAATACGCTTTATAACAGGAACCCATAATCTAACTTGTAATGGTGCAGTTTTCGGAACCATATACATACTAGCTTATGCTAGTAACTGTGCTATTTCTCTTCAAGACGATTTATCAGGGTACGCTCTGTCTACCCGTTATACGTCTACTATAACAACAAATAACCACAACATCACTCTTGCGTTTGGGTCATATGATTATGGGGATGGCAGCACTTGGAATCTGGGGTCAAGTGTAATAAATATTAACGCACTAAGTACCTCTTATGGATTATCTTGGGCTGCCGGAACGCCACCGACATTATCTGCCAATGCAGCAACAATTAATCTATCTAATACTGCGGTATTGGCGGGCGGTTCTACTAACTTTAATGGGGCATCAATTAACCTAAACGGCACAGCGCACACCGTTTCAGGCTCTTTTACTTGCGCCACGCTGACCATAAATACCACAGGCACAAACACCTTTTCCGACGCCATTACAGTATCGGGGACAATGACATTAACTGCTGGTACTCTGGCGTTAGGAACTTACAATCACAGCATTGGCATTTTCTCTTCGTCAAATGCCAATGCCCGCACAATATCGGGCTCAGGCACTATTACCCTGAACGATGCTACCGCCGCAACTAAACTTAACCTTGCAACCACGACCAACTTGACGTGGAGCTTTACAGGGACTTTCGTCTTGACAAATGCGTCTGCCAACGCCCAAACCTTCGCCGGTGGCGACCTTACCTATAACAACGTCACAGTTAAAGGTGCTGGCAACTATGCGCTGACGATTACGGGGTCAAATACCCTTCGGACTTTCACAGTGGATGCCTTACAAGCTGCCAAGACGATTACCGGAACGGCAGGAACTACGCAGACCATACAGAACTTTGTAACTCTTAACCGAACCAAGAACGTCATTACGTTTAACTCTACTGGCGCAGCGTGGACTATCACGGGACAGGTTGGAATCTACGAAGGGGAATATCTCAATCTGACAAATGTAGCGACAGACAGAAAATACACTTATTACGCTCCCAACTCGACTGATGGAACGGGTAACACAAACTGGATATTTGGTCATAGGGTAAGGTATTCAAGATTTCCTAGACACTAGAACCGAGGTGAAATGATGCCTCTCTACAGTTATCTATGCCAGGCGTGCGGCAAGAAGTTCGACCACATCCGCAGAACCGATGACCGCGAACACGCTACCTGCCCCGATTGCGGGGCAAATGCCGACCTGCAACCGGCTGAGTTCAGTTTTCAGTTCAAGGGGAAAATGGCGGGGTCAGGAGAACATTATGCCTTACAGAATCGAAAACCGGCCAGGACATAAGGACTCGGAAGGGAAACGTGCGCCCTACGTCATCATCAACAAGGACACTAACCGAATTGTAGGCAGTTCTTCCAGCAAGGAAAAGGCGCAGGCAACTATCAGGGCACGTTACGCCCACGAGAAATAGGAGCTGAATGATGTCTAGCTCGTTATCACAAATCAGACAGGCTATCGGGCGTTTGATGGGTGCTGGCGACCGGGGGTTTTTCACCGGCACGCCGTCGGCCACCTTTTCGACAACCGGCTTTACCTGTGCCGAATTAGCCCTTTACGAAACATCGTATTTCGTTGACTGGTGGCTGAGGTTTTATTCGGGAACGCACAAGGATATCAGCCGGGAAGTAACGACCTTTACGACTTCAACCGGAGCGATTGTTTTCTCCCCGGCCACTACCGGAGCGATTGACGCTACCGACCTGTTTGAACTGTGGCGGGACTGGACGCCGGAAGAAGTGAACGCCGCTATCAACCTCGCTATCTCGATGGTAGAAAACGAATGGCTGATTGACAAGTCAGACGTAACATTGGTAGTCGTAGCCGATACCTATGAGTACACCGTACCGTCTGGATTTTATTCAATCTCGCAGATATATCAGGAGGAATCAACCTCGGGGAAGTATAGCAAATCCTCCGGCCTGATAGACCCGGAGAAAGGCTGGTCATTATTCACCGATTCAAGCAACATCCGCAAACTATGGTTCGACCCCGAAGTTGTTTCTCTCACCACTGGCCGCAAACTACGCATAGAAGGGCAGGCAGTCCCAGGCCAGTTGACGCTGGATGCCTCTACCACCACCGTGCCCCTGCCTTACCTGGTACAGCAAGCTAAGGCGCTGCTTCACCAGTCGAAGATAGACGGCAGGTCTTCGGCCTCCCAGCAGCATGAAGTCAAGTTTAAGCTGGCTCAGGAAATGGCCGACAGGGAGCGCCGGTCATTACAGGTTATTTCGATGGGACAGAGGGTATAAATGCCGACTACACGCCATAATGAAGTCAGCCTGTTTGGCAATTTTTATCCGATTTTGGGCGATGTCGAAATCAACGAGATAAACCCGTACGCCAATAAGACGGTGACGGGCGATTACACTAAAGACTCGGAGCGCAACAAATCTTCTCTGGTTTTCTCTGATAACCGAGGCGGCATCGGCATCAAGGATATGGTGGAGGCAACAGACGGCAACCGGTGTTACTGGTCTACCTGCGAGACTGGCTTCAAAGGCCATTTAGTATTACCGCCGCTCGTGACCGACTGTACCAACCCCACATCTGCCGATTGCGTCATCCTCATCGAGTACGCCAACGAGATGTACGCCGCCTTTGGGACTGACTTGCGTAAATGGGTAGAAGGTTCAGCTTCGTGGAGTGCTACCCTAGGCACGCTCACCGCCACGTCGACAGACGCCTTTGTCCATAAGTCGAAACTCTACTTCGCCTGTGGCACGGATTTCGACCGGTGGGATGGCTCAACACTCACTACCGGCACAGTATTAGCCAGCGCGGCAAAGGCCGCCCGTTACCTTTGCGAGTGGGATTCTAAATTATTCATTTTAAGTAATGCCGGTGTCCTGCAATACTCTACCGATGAAGGTGTGAACTGGACTTCCCTTGTCACCTCCACTCTGGAAGCCGGAATGTTCACCGGCCTTTTTATCGACTATAACACCGATGACGACCTGGTTGTGACTATGACGACCAAACAGGGTGTCTATGCCCTCGATTACGCTAACGCCAAATGGATTGACCCGCACTTCACTTATCCCCAGTACGCTTATGGAGGGCTTGGGCCAAGCCGGTGGCGGGAATCGTCTTATATTCCGGTAGGCACGGGAATATATCAACTAGCAATATCAAGTAACCACGTAGTTATTACTCCGATGGGTCCGGACAGGGATTACGGTCTACCATCGGACTACCGGGGAAATATCATCAAGGTGCTGGGCGAGCACAATGGATTGTATGCCCTGCTGGACGCCACCACCGCGCTTTACCGCGACCTCTACACCGGCGGCTACGTGATAGACGGCGTGCTTTACGACAACGTGGGTTTTTCCTGCCTGTTAAAGTTTAACGGGCAGGGATGGGGAGCAACCTATGTATCAAGCAGCCAGGCATTGGCCTCCACAACGATGGCGATCGCCAGCGCCGATGACTTTTACCGGCTGTGGTTTGCGGCTAACGGCACGGTCTATTATTTCCCTTTGAGCATCAACCTGCAAAATCCCCTTGAATTGACGGACTTCACCTATGCCGCCAACGGATTGCACATCTACCCATGGTTCGATGCCGACAACGGCGTAGTGGACAAGACGGCCTTTAGTTTGAGCATCTTCGGCTCGGGGCTTACATCAACAGAGTATATCAAGGTCTATTACGGCACCGATTACGACGACAACACCTGGACGCTGCTCACCAATGCCGCTTTTCCTGACGGACAGATTGATACCGATGGCGAGGCGTCTTTTACTTTCGCTGCCGGTGCGGGTTTGTCGTTCAAGGCCATTCGTTTCAAAGTGGAACTGTGCCGAGGTTCAACTGCTACCGCAAGCCCAGACCTACAATGGCTGAGGCTCGAATATATCAAAACTCCAGACCAGGAACAGCAATTCGTAATGACGGTGGATTGCTCACGGGATTACCGCCACAAGCGAGCTTCGACGATGGTATCTAATCTGAAAACCGCCGTTGAGACAAAGACGCTCGGCACATTCATTTATCGGACTTATCACGGCACGAGCGAGAGCTTTAACGTGCGCGCCCTGAAAATGGCGGGCGTGGTAGAGGCGGGGCGGGTCAAAGAGGGGCTTTTTGAGGTCACATTATTATCTCTTTAAAGAGGTGAAGAAATGAACTTAGCCGGTTATGTTTTCAATCAGGCAGGAAGCGCAAAAGTCGGCCTGACAGTCGAAGTCTATACGACTGCTGGTGTATTGACGGATAGCACGACCACCAGCGCCACGGGCTATTGGCAGTTCACCGGACTTGCCACCGAGTCTTACAAGGTAAAGATAATCGACGGCACGAAAGTCCTGTGGATTGATGGGCGCTCGGAGATTCAGGTCACTAATATTGAAGCGATTACAGCGGTTGCCACCGATACTATCAGCGAGAGAACGGCAGCCGCCGGTGTCACGATTGACGGTGTGCTACTCAAGGACGGCGCAGTAATCGGCGGCAAATTCGGGACGGCGGTTCTTACTGCGAACTCCGGTAATCGTGGCAAGTTTTATTTTACCGAAGGCGGAGCTGGCGTGGCTGATTTGCTTTTCTGCGTCATGAAGGGCGCAGATGACAATTATTCAGCCGTGCAGGTGGCGATAGGCTAATGAGTACACTTTACGAATATTACGACAGTCTTAGTTTTTCTACTTCTGTCATTTATGGCGGTCATTGGATAGGGCAAACTTTCACCCCCCAAATATCCCATAAAATCACCAGTGTCAAATTACTGTTATCCAAGTCAGGTTCGCCGGGGACATTAACGGTTGGAATTTACGCAACCGCAGGAGGGGTCCCTACCGGATCCGTCCTGTGTTCAGGGACAACCAACGGCAATACTTTAACTGAGGAGGGTTACGACTGGCGTGAGATAACCTTAGGTTCTGGGGCTAATCTAACACAGGGGACGACTTATGCCATAGTCTTTCACCTCGGCGGCGACGCAAGCAATTTTGTTTATTTCGTATCGGAAGACCCCGATGCCACTTACCCCCGAGGTACTTTGATAGATTCCGGTGATAGTGGAGCGTCCTGGACCCCTTCGGCCACCAGTGGCGATGCGCTCTTTGAAGACTGGGGCGTTATCATCGAGACTGCCTACAACACGCCGGTCGGCACGAAAGCATCCTGGGGGCTTAGCCTTTGTGATTATGAAGGGGCAGAAGCCTGCCCCGTAGGCAATAAGAATGCTTGGGCGTGGGCTGTTCCGACTTATAGCGGCGGTAACCAAACGAAACAGGGAACAAAGAATGACTGGGCGTGGGGCAGCGAATAATGTGCTTTAAGAAAACAGTTCAGGTTGTTGACGCCAAACCGGAGATTACTTTCTATGAGGTTGATGGCGACACGGTTAGAAAAGAGCTTTTAGCTCTGGGGCTGCAATTCCTCTATCAACTGGACACGACCTATTACTACACGACCGTCTGGGGCTGGGAGCAGGCAGTAGCGTGGGTGAGAAAGACTTACAAATTCCCGAAATACACTGACCAGAAGTTTGATTGTGACGACTTCGCCATCCTGATGAAGGGGCTTATCAGTTCCGAGTTCGGATTAAGCACCTGTGCTTTTATCATTGGGAACGAAGGCAGGCACGCTTTCAACCTTTGCCGAGTAGGTACTGAATTTCCTGCTACCGAATGGAAGATGCTAGAACCTCAGACCGGCGAATGGCGTACTAACTACACCTGCCAGAAGTGCCTGCTATGAGCAGCTTTACCACGCGCCTGATCGTCTCGCCGCTACCTGACGGCAAAACCTGGCAACTGATGGAGGAATTTGATTATCACATCGGGGCAGAAGATAACCCCGAGTGCATCCACGTACCAAAGGACTTCCTGACAGATTTTGCCTCTACCCACTGGCTGCAATATGCGGCTATCTTTCTAACAGTCCTGTACGGATCATTAGCCTTCTTGGTAGATATTCCAGCATGGGCTGGCATAATCTTTCTTGCTGTCATTCTCGCTGCCATTCTAATTACACCCTACGGCAAGCCGGGGAAGGCGGCGGTTTTACATGACTGGCTTTATAACTGCAAGGTGTTCAGCCGCAAGAAATCAGACCAAGTGTTCTTGGAGGCTATGTGCGTGCTAAAGGTGGCTCCCTGGAAGCGAAATCTTATGTACTGGGGAGTTAGACTATTCGGCTTCTTAGCTTGGAAAGGTAAATCAGGCGGATAGAAAGGTGCGACAATGACAGAAGCAAATTTGGTCAGTATTATCCTTCAGGGCGGGTTTGCGGGCGTCCTCCTGGTGGTGTTGATAATGATGTTCAGGGAAAGAGTCAAGGACAAGGAAATAGCCCATCAGGAAAAGGAAGATGATATCAAGAGCCGGGAGAAGCACGCCGAGGCTTTGACCCGCTTGAGCACCGTTCTGGACGACCTGCCCGGCAGATGCTCAACTATCCAGAACAACTGTCATCAGACCGCCGAGCGCCTGGAAAATGGCGTCAAGGAGCTGGAAAAGGTGTTATAACATGACCAATTAGTAACTACTAATAGTATATACTCTCAAGTAATGGGGCGGGTTTGAACCCGCCCCTGCTTTCTTTTTGGCAAAAATGGTGGAAAAATTACCAGTTATATTACCACTTTGAGCCTGATTATTTTTCGCCCAATAATTTACCGCTTCATTAAATTGTCCACCGGCGATGCCTTGATGTGCGCCCGAATCATATCATCGCTATTGATGGTCTGAGTATACCTGCGGGTCATTCTCATATCCGAATGGCCTAACATATTCTGAACGTAGGTCTCCGGCATTCCGTTTCTAAGACAAGCGGTGGCGGAGGTATGCCTGAAGGCGTGCGGGCCCCGCTTGGCATCGGTAACTTCCGCCCGGTCGCACAGCACCTTAATCGCCACTTGCAGTCCATCGGCGGTCAGGGGTTTGCGCTGCTGTGTCAGCCAGAGGGCGGGGCAATTATCGTGTCGCTGAAGTAGATACCGCAAAAGGGCTTTCTGGGTGCTCTTGCCTATCCTGACGACTCTCTCCTGCCCGCCTTTGCCCATCACGACAATCGTTTCGCGGTCAAGGTCGATGTCGGTGAGCTTTATAGCCGAGATTTCCGAGAGCCTTAGAGCCGTGTCCAGCAAGACGAGGATGATTGCCCGGTTGCGTACCTGCATAAACTTCTCGCCCTCGGTCAGGATTAAGAGGTTGTCGAGGTCTTTCTTCGACAGTGGCCGGACAATGTACCTCGGGACCTTCATTGGTTTTATCCCATGGAATGGCGCCGAGGGTATGGTGCGCTCTTCTACCATCCAGTTGAAGTAACGCTTGACGGCCTTGACGTAGTTCAGGACGGAAACAGGATTATTAGATTCTTGCAGGTGCAGGATAAAGAGGCGGATTTCGGTTGGAGTGACTTTAGCAGGATCGGTGATACCCAGTCCCCGGAGAAATAAATCCAAGCAATCGAGGCGGTATCTATAGTACTTCAGGGTAGAAGGGCTTAACCCCCCTACTTTGCAGCCAACCAGGAATGCCTCGGCCTGCCCTTCTATGGTTTTTAGAGCAGTCAAATGGTACAAGTCCGAGAGTGTTCCCTCGTGGGATTTCTGAGCAGTCAAATGGTGTAAAAGCATTCATTTTCGCACGCCCTGCCACTTTTAGCCTCGAAATGGAGCCGGGGGGATTCGAACCCCCTACCTTTTGACTGCCAGATACACTGCGGAGAAACTTGTACGGGTGTTCTACTTTGAGGCTGGGGCGTACTTACCCTCCTTTTTCTTTACAAATTAGAACTTGTGTGCTATTTTCATATCAGGATGATGGACAAAGATATCGTTTTAATCCAGTGGGTAGACAGTAAGGGCATGGAGCGTTGGGAATATCTGGACGAAATAGAGCCGATGCCGCCGGCTAACTGTCTTTCGGTGGGGTTTCTAATTGAAGACAACCCCGACTATAAAACCATAGCGCTAGGATTAGGAACGACACAGGTGCTAGGCCGCACTACCATTCCCGCCGGTTGCATCAAGAAGATTACCAGACTTACTTCTTCTTGTCCCTCGCCTGAGTGAGCGCCGAACCTGCAGCACTCTTAGCGCTCTTGCTGGCCTTCGGGTCTCTCAGTACTTTGGAGGCGTTAGAGGCCACCCTTGCCGATGTCTTCTCATTCTTGGACATTTTTACCCCCTTACTGGACTGTGAAACTCGTTCTCTTTTCAACGGTTTTCCCGTTTGATGTGGCAGTAACCACAATCGGCCAAGTGCCGGATGTTGTCCGGCTACCAACTGTCCACGTCCAAGATACTCTACCGTTGCTGTCAGCGGTCTTTGAATAAAGCCCCGAAGCCGTGCTGGGGCCGCTCTTATAAGTAACCGTGATGTCGCATTGGGCACCTGGCTTAGTCTGAGCAACTAAAGTCGCGCTATTGCCAGCGTTCACACGCTGCGTAATTGAGGTTATGCTTAGCGTAAGAGATTGCGCGGCGGGTATTGCTGGAGCTAATGGCTTTGAGGATGTAGCCGGAGATGGCATGTTAATCGTCTGAGCGCAGCCAAAGGTTAATGCGAGGGTGAGAATTAAGAATATTAAGGCAACCTTATATTTCATCGGCTAACCTCCCTAATAAATCGTAACAATCAAGAGTAGTAATGTGGCTTTCTTCATCACTTCAGCCTTTTAATAACTTCAATGACCGGAGCAACGACCTTACAATCTTTGAAAAGATACTTAGCGTGATTGTTTTCCAACCAGAACTCATCGGCGACCCGTCTGAGTCTGGCTATATGTAGTTCATCCTCAATCAGGCAAGCCACGATGTCGCCGTTTTCAATCTGGCCTTCCCGGTCTACGATGATTATGTCGTTATTCTCAATCACTGGCACCAGACAGTTGCCGTGCACGATGTAACCCTCAATGTTTTTCGGTGAAGTTTTTACCTCGGCACGGTAAACGTATTCCACTGGCTCAACCGGCGAACCAGCGTGAAAGGGGAAACTAGTATAGATAGGGATAGCGCTAGGTCTAGGCAAAAGGTTATTTTCGGGGAAAGCTGGCTCACGGTAGGTCAGTCCCATCGCCTCCATAAAAGGCTGTGGCGACATTTCAAGGGCATTGGCAATCTTGACTAACATATCAGCCGAAATGCGGCCTTTACGCTTCCCCTGCTCTATCAGCATTATATAAGTCCGGCTCACCCCAGATAGTTGAGCTAACTTGCTTTTGCTGAGCTTCCGCTTTTCTCTCTCAGTCTTTAGTAACCAGCCAATCTTGTCTACTTCCATAATGATTAACATTGTAACACCCCCTTTTATAATTGCAACTGATACGATATTTATCATTACACGCAGAAAGGGTATTGACAATGGTATTTTAGTATGGTACATTATTTATCGTTAGTAGAGCAACCAAGAGACAAAATGATAAATTAAGTACCATATACGGAAGGTAAATAATGAGCGCAATCGTAGGGCAACTAAGGACTAAACAGGCGGAACTTCAGTTATCAGAAACGGCGTTTGCTAAAAAGCTCGGGGTCAGCCGCACGATGTGGTATCTCATCAAGTCCGATAAGCGCACTCCGGGTTTAAGTTTCTTGGCGTCAGCGATGAGAGCTTTCCCAGAACTCACCCTCGAAGTAATGGCCGTTATGCGAACCCAAAAGGAACCCACTCAGGAGGTCGCTAAATGACCACGCCTAAAGTAATCGTGAACATCAAGACCGGCCAGCCAAGCAAGCGGCAGCAGGAGGCGTGGTACAAGTTCCTGGATATGGTACAGGAGTGGGCGGAGAAACTACTAGAGGCAAAGCAGGAGGCCGCTAAATGATAGGGCGCATCATCAACAAACAAATTTACTTCTGGGAGAACTGGCAGACCCGATATAACAAAGAGTTTGTTTTAGGCTCGATAGTCCACGTTGAGACCGACAGATACATCAATCTTGAACCGCTAGCCGACTACGGCTTACTCGATAGGCCGGGCAAGGTCTGGGCGAACTAAGATGGGTAGATTCTTTCGCGGTATGTCCTGTCCCCGGCAAATAAGGGGATTCAAAAGACGCAAAGCCCGGTCACCAGCCGAGGTATTGCCAAAGCTGAGAGCGGAGCTCGAGAGGCGCCGGTCATTATACCCGGAAACCGACTTGATGGTAACCAGCCTGAGAGATTGCATAACTTCAGTGGAAGCTAACCTTAACCTTAACAAGGAGTAGAAGTCATTAAGGAGGTAGTTCATTAATGGAAATCTTGAAAATTACGACGGAAAATCTGAGCCAGTACGTCAACACCGAACTTGTTTTTGAGGGACATATCGAGTTCGATGCAAAGCTGGGGTGGCTGACCTTCAAACGGATATTTGCTAAAGGCCATGTTATTGCCGCTGCTGGCACGGGCATTAAAGCTGGCACGGGCATTAAAGCTGGCGAGGGCATTGAAGCTGGCACGGGCATTGAAGCTGGCACGGGTATTGAAGCTGGCTGGGGCATTAAAGCTGGCACGGGTATTGAAGCTGGCTGGGGCATTAAAGCTGGCGAGGGTATTAAAGCTGGCTGGGGTATTGAAGCTGGCTGGGGCATTGAAGCTGGCACGGGCATTGAAGCTGGCACGGGCATTGAAGCTGGCACGGGTATTGAAGCTGGCACCGTAATATCCGTAAAACTGCGCATCTTTGCCGGACTCGTTATCTGGCGCAACCCAGAACCGCAGGAACTAGAAATCCGTTGCCGTAAACTAACCAGCGGTGAAGTAGCATATGGCAAACTGATTGAGGCTGGCAAGGATGAGGCCTCCAATGCCTAAAGCTACGACACTGACCCACGTTGAACTTATGCGGCTGGAACTGTCAAAGGAACAGTGTCACGACCTGGCCTTAATCGGTATGACCTCCTACGACCTGAAAATGAAAATCGAGCAGGTTATTGACGAGCTGGGCTGCGAGTGCGAATGGCTCAACAGGGACATCAGGGGCTACCTGATAGACCTCTGCAGCGAATACGACATAGACCAAGCCCTGATAGACGAGCTGGCGCAGGATGCGGCGGTCTATTCCGACTTTTACAGCCGTCACGTCGAGGAGCTTACCGGCAGAAAGCTATTCCGGCCAAAGGTGAATGTGAACTGAATGATTAAGATTAACCGGCTGCTCAAAATGTTTTTCATACTCTCAGGCATCGGGTTCACCTGCTCGGTATTCATCTGGCAGTCGTGGGAAGCGGCCTGCATCGCCCTGGCGGGGCTGCTGATTGCCAGCCTGGGACTATTCATCGCACAGAAGGAGAGCTAGGTGATTAGCGAGGAGCTGAGGGCGAAGAGGTCAAGGGCGGGCAAACTTGGCGGGCGTCCCCGTAACCTGACCGCCCGCGAGATAATTCTGCAACGACAGCCTCAAGAAAATAATGATAAGGAGGGGTCGCACGCCTTGCCAAACTCATTAGTTGAATTGAAGAGGCTGTATAAGCAAAAGCAGTTGTCGAACTGCGGCGTCTAAAAAGAAGTGGGGCGGGGAGCTGCCAACTTCCCGCCCGAAAGGAGTAGAAATGAATCCCTGTAAAAACAACATAGCACAAGTATTAACCGAGGCGCAAGTCAAGGCCGGATTCTCCCTGAGAGAGTCGGAGGATTTTATCGAGCTTCTACTGGATAACGAAATCGTGGGAACTTTCACCAGCTACGCCTCGGCGGAGCGCATCCGGTACGAGGCCGACAAGTGGCTCAAGAGGGGCCAGGCAACCGCCGAGCTTTCAGTAATGAGAGGAATAGGAGCAGTTTAATGAAAACCATCGAGCAGCAAGGCTATGCCTACCAGGGCATTTTGAAACTGGTCGAGCAAAGCCCCGTGACCTTCTCATATCGTGGCGTTAATGACAAAGACCAGCCGCTTTACGAGTGCAAGAATCGCTCGGGCATCGTCATCGCAGATAAGGCCACCGAGCCGGAGCTGCGGAAGATGCTGCGTGGAGAGAAAAGCGAGGTAACACAATGACATCCGAAGGCAAAGTCAGGAAGAACCCGGGAAGGATAAGCCGATGCATCTGAGCACGCAGGGATATGTGGTAGTGAGGGCACCCAATGGCCATGTGAATGCATATCACGATGGCCGAATTTTGGAGCATCGTTTAGTGGCAGCAACTAAACTCGGACGCCCTTTGCGCTCATGGGAAGTAATCCACCACATCAACGGTGATAAAACTGACAATAGGCCAGAAAATATTGAGATTACTACAAGAGAGACGCATCCACAATTGCACGGGTTTGAAGCGGCTAAAAGAGAATCGGCGAAAACGCATTGCCCCCACGGTCATCCCTACGATGAAGCTAATACCTATCACCACCCGAGTGGTAGGCGTGTTTGTAGAATTTGTCAAAGAGAAGCCATGTTGCGATTTAAGGCCAGAATGGAGGTTGCTAATGACCAGAGCTAACCCGGATTATAGCGACAGCGCGGTAAACCTGGTTAACCCGTCCGAAGTCAAAGAAGCATTACTGGCGCAGAAAAACCGGTTACTCGACCTCGCCAAACTCCAAGAGAAGATTGATAACTGCATTCCCGCCGAGCTTTCGGCCGAGTTAGAGTGTCTGCAACAAGAGATAGCGGCGGAGGATAAGGGAATTCGGGGTTATATAGACACCTTTGGCTCTTATCAGGACGTTGAGAATGGCCACTACGCCTTGAAACAGAGGGCCGTCACCGTCTCTTATGACCCAAAGGCCGTGCACCAGCATTTAGAGACTGCCTTAGTCGCTGCGTGCATCGTGGAGAGCGTGGATAAGGCAACCGTAGAAGCCCTGGTTAAAGCCGGACGCATCACCGGAGAGCAGCAGAAGGCCATAAGCCAAGAAAAGGAAACTTACCGGTTTGTCATCAGGTAGAAGATATGCCAGTTTACGGTGAGTACAAAAAACTAAACAGGAGCCGGTTAGATAGCCGCTGCCGGGTATGCGGCGGGCCTCTGAACATCTTCAAGGACGATAAGGGCACCTTCCTGGCCTGCTCCAACTGGACGACTACTCACCACGAGGGAACCACCCGGGAAGCCAGCGAATACGAAATGAAGGGCATCGCAGCCCTCAATCTTGAAACAAGGAGAGAATATATGGAAGCCGAACATGGCGTAGCAAAAACTCAAGCCCTGGAGAAATATCAGGGCGTCCTTTCCCTGACAAAACAAGAGGCTTACGAAATCCTTGAGACAATCTGGCCCGGCGCGCCTCCAACCGAAAAGAACCGGGCAGCTATGCTCTGCAAGAGTTATCAGCTCAATCCTCTCATGAAGCACGTTTACCTAATGCCGTTCAAGTCCAAAGACGGCACCACCTGGGCGACAGTCCTGGGTATTGCCACCACGCGGCTGCTCGCTGCACGCCGGGGAGCCTTCAGCTATTGCGATGACACTCCCAGGGTGATGACCGAAGACGAGCAAAAGAAGGTCTTTGGCAATATTGACGATACTAAACTCTGGGCTATCGTCAAGGTGCAAGACCCGAAGACCGGCGCGGTGGCGGTCGGTTATGGCTTCTGGCCCAAAGGCGCCAATGTGTACGGCACCGAAAAGGGCAACACCGCTTTCAATATGGCCTGCATCCGAGCAGAACGGCAGGCGCTTGGCAGACTCCGCCCCGGAGAAATGCCTATGGACATTCCGGTGATGGACGAGGCGGAGATTGATGCACGGCAGGGCGTTACCATCCGAGAAGAAACAACCCACAAAGCCATCGAGGGAGAGGTTGTCGAGTCCACCGGCGAGGTTATCGAAGAACCAGTCAAAGAAATTTCACCAGTCACCACCGCCGACCAGGACTTTGACAAGCTCAAGCGCAAAGAGACACCGAAACTCTTAATCGATATGGGCTGGCTGCGTGAGAGCCTTGAGACACTGAATTGGGCTGACGTTAAGGTCTGGCTGAACGATATGTACCAGACACCGGCCAAGGGCAAGATTGCCGACATCGTTGCCTCGCTTACCGAGACGCAGCAAAGAGAGTTCGAAAAGGCCATCAAAGAGAGATTGGAACTTTCGGGAAAGTAAACTGGATTCCTTTAACTTGGGCGGGTGGTGCGTAGAGGCGAGCAATCATCACCTGCCCCATTTTAGAGAATAAGGAGTGACAGATGAAGTGCCCATATTGTGAGAATGGGAAAGCGCACCGAGTTGGAGGATGGTTGCCAGCAGTAGGCGAAGACCCGCTGCTACGCCAGTACACCTGTGTGTGCGGCAAGCTGTTCTACGCCCCGAATGGGAAACGGCTCAAGAACCGGGGGGGGTAGAAGCGAGCAAGGGCAACAAGCAAGCCTGTTTCCTCCCCTGACTGAATAACTAAGGAGCTACGATGACCGAGATTACCACGACAATATCAATTCGCAAAATCCTGCCGAATCCCTTCCAGCCGGAGAGCAGGGTTAAAGTAAGCATCGAAACCGCCCGCAAGTTCGCGCAGTCCATCAAGACCCACGGGCTATTGCAGACGCCGGTGGTGCGCTCTACCGACGATGACCATTACGAGATGGGCGATGGCTGGCTGCGGCTGGCCGGATACCGCCAGCTTGCCAAAGAGGAAGGCGCAACGTGGGAAGTGATACCGGTAATCATACGCGAGCTTTCCGACCGGCAGATGGCCGACCTGGTGATGGAAGCCAATAGCTGCCGCAACGACCTTAACCCGATTGACCGGGCGCATTTCTATTCGACCTATCTTAACCGCTTCAACGTGACCCAGGGTGAGATGGCCAAGTATTTCGGGCGGTCACAGGGCGATATTGCGAACACCATCCGCCTGCTGGATTTGCCGGAGGACGCACAGGGCTTGATTATTGGGCGAAAAATAACTGAGACCCACGGCATAAAGCTGCTACAGCTCAAGGATAAGGGGCTGATGTCGTCTTATGCCTGTGATGCGGTTAACAACGGGTGGAGCGTGGCGGAGCTGGATAGCCACGTCAAGAACCACCTCAATGTCATTAAACCGCAACCGAAAGCACCGGCGCAATCAAGAGAGCTTTACCCGACAGAACCGCCGCCAGGACTCATCCCGGAAGGCGTCAGGCAAGCTCACGAAGTCCCTGATGCCGAATGCAGCAAATGTAATCTTACCGCCACAGACCATACCCTCGGCCATAAATTTCTCGTGGGCAATGTATCATTCAAGGTTTGCATCAAAGACTATGCCAAAGTCCACCCTGAAAAGCCCGTATTGACCACTGTGCCGCCTCTGGACACGATGCAGCCGGAAACCCGAGAGGCCGTTACGGAGATGGCAACGAAAGCGGCGGAGCACTTCGGTGGACTAAAACAGGAAAACTCTCCAAAAGTAGTCCATCCCTCGCAACAGGTCTCTTTCCTCAAGCTCATCCTGACTGAGACAGATGACGGCGTGATGGCGGTCATCGTCAAAAAGGATGAAGACGGGGACACTATCACCGAGCAGTACCAGAGAACCTTTAAGGGCAATCTGGACAATGTGATTTTACAGGGTGGGATGCTGGCTCTTATAGCCGATGCCGAGCAGTGGTGGGACAAGAAAGAGCAGAAGCGGCAATTAGCATCCGGGGATGAGGTCACAAATCGTGATTTCAAACTGAGCGGGAATTAACTAGGCAAAGGAGCTAGTGCTAATTGAAGCCTTATTATCAGGATGAATGGGTAACGATTTACAACGGCGATTGCCGTGATATATTGCCGCAGCTCGGGCAGCAGGAAACTATAATCACGGACCCGGTATGGCCTAACTCATTGCCGGTTTTCGGAATTGATGACCCTGCCCTTTTGCTCAAGGAAATGCTTGATAAGGCAAATGCTGCCCGTGTTGTCATCCAACTAGGTTGTGATAGTGACCCGCGCTTTTTGGCGGCCGTGCCGGCTCGCTGGCCGTTTCTCCGGGTATGTTGGCTGGATTATGTCTGCCCCTCATATAAAGGCCGAATTCTTTATACCGGGGATGTGGCTTATGGTTTTGGAGAGCCGCCGGCGTCAATCCCCGGCCGTCACGTTTTACCAGGTAAGTACACCAGCACCAGAAGTGACAAATTATTTGAGCGTCATAATGGCAGAAATCGGGATGGACGCCGAACCACAGCCTGCCCCGGAGACAATTTACCGCACCCTTCACCTCGGCGGCTGCAACACGTCAGCTGGCTAGTATGGGTATTTTCAGATGCACAAATTATAGACCCGTTCGCCGGAAGCGGCACTACCCTAGTGGCTGCCAAACATCTTAATCGTAAAGCTATCGGGATTGAAATATCGGAGAAGTATTGCGAAGTGGCCGCTAAAAGGTGCCGCGAAGCGGTTGTTGATGTTTTCGAGAGGGACTGCGTTAGAACATCTAGGCAACGCCAGCAAGTAAAAATGGAGATGGTTACAAAATAGGTGCAGCTAATTAAGAGGTAAAACTCTAATGCCGCTAAAGAACTACACAACCGAAGTGCCAGCAGGTAGGTCGCTAAGCCAGATACAGGCCAACCTGGTGGCTCACGGGGCGCGCGCCGTGATGATTAACTACACCGCCGAGCGGGAGCCGGAGAGCCTGTCATTCATTATCGCTACGCCCCAGGGCGAAATGCCCTTCCGCCTGCCGGCCAATATCCCGGCGGTTGCAAAACTGCTTGCGAAAATGGGCGACCCGGACTACCGAAAATGGGACAGCCGCTACCAGCAGCAGAAAGCGGAGAGGTTGCGGAAACAGGCGCCGATGGTGGCCTGGCGCATCATCAAGGACTGGACAGACGCCCAGCTCGCCATCATCGAGACCGAGATGGTGACGATGGAACAGGTATTTCTACCGTATATGCAGGTGAACGGCGGCCAGACTTTGTATGAGCTGATGGTCAGCAAGAGATTTTTAATGCCGGAAGGGAAATAGGATGGCGAGACCTCAACTAGAGGACGGTCATATCAAGATAGCGTGCGAGTTAGGTGAGGCGTTGGCTAAGGTGAACCTATCGGCTTGTGAGAGCCGGGTCATCTGGTGCATCCTCCGCAAGACTTACGGCTGGAACAAAAAGACTGACCGGATAAGTTATAGCCAGTTCGAGGAATTTACCGGGATGAAGCGGAGGCATATCGGGCGAACCATAACCTTGCTCATTGCGCGCCAGATGGTCACTCGCCATGGTGAAGGCCAGAGCATCGAATACGGCATCCAGAAAGACTATGAACAATGGCGGGAACTGGGGCGGAAAGACTTGCTTGCCATTACCCAACGGGGTAACGAACCATTACCCAACGGGGTAATAGATGATGGCATTACCCAACGGGGTAATAGCTCAGGCTCAAGCGTTACCCAATTGGGTAATAGCGACAACCATTACCCAACGGGGGACAAACCATTACCCAACGGGGACGCATCGTTACCCAAAGGGGTAATGAAACCATTACCCAACGGGGTACACACAAAAGCAATAAAGCATTTAACAACAGCAATAGACAAAAGCAATAATGCGCGCGACCCGGTTGCTACCGAAACCGATTATTTAGAGTTTGTCGCAGAAGAAGCGAAAAGGTATCCCGACCTGGACTGCGAGGTAGAGTTCAGGAAGTTCAAAGAATACTGGTCTGAGGGCGGGCGAAAGCTGAAAAGGCCGCGACTAGGTTGGATGAACTGGCTGCAAAAGGCGCGGGAAATCAAACAGGAGGGCAGAAATGGGCGGGTTCAAAACGCCGGGGCAAGTCTTGGCAGAAGGTTGCCCCAAAGTTACACCCAGCCGGAAGATTTCCGAATTGCCGAAACTTAACGAGCCGGACATTGACGTCAGGGCTACTTTAAGGCTCGGGTCGCTCGACCACACCTTCGCCGCTTTCCAGAAACGCAAAGGGACGGAAAAGGCGCTGGCCGCTACCCGGACTTTGGCCGAAGGCAAAACCGACAAGCCCCTGTTTCTGCTCTATGGCGGGGTAGGAAACGGCAAGACCCACCTCATCGAAGCCCTGATACTGCGCTGGTGGGAACGGGGCATTGTGTGCCGGTACCTCACGATGGGCGAAGTTATGGACTCGATTATGGGGTCTATCCACAACGAGATGAAAACAGTCGATGAAGTCTGCCATAACTTTTCAGTGGCTAGCCGGATGATAATGGACGATTTCGAGCCGTTCAAAGAGTCGGAATGGGCGCTGATCCGGCTTGAAAGAATCATCGATTACCGGTACCGGAATCGCCTGCCGACTATCGTGAGCACTAATCGGGACCTTAAAGAGCTGCCGGAACGCATCGTGTCAAGGTTCTTTGACCCGGACGTATCAACTGCGATTTTGAATGAGGGAACAGATTACCGGAGGCGAGTTAAATGAACTGCCCCTTGGCCTGCAAAAACCCCGATTGCAACGTGTGTCCATTTGCCAAGGAAAGTTTATGTGACTACCCCTTCATCTTCGAGGTGGAATGCCAGGTTACCGAGCCTGAATTGTTTTAGTTACTTAAAAAGGAGGATTCCAAAACGTGCCTGATATGAAATGGACATCTGACGAGCTGGAGCAGGTGTTAAAGGACAACCCTGACCTGCACGCCGATGGAGAAGCGCCGAGGTGCTTTGAGCAAGTATCGCCCGCCGGAAAGAACGCCAACAAGTATCACGCCCAGCGCACCGAGCACGCCGGCATCGTTTATCACTCGAAGAAAGAAGCTGCGAAAGCGGCTGAGCTTGACTTGATGGTGCAGGCTGGGGAGATAGACTTCTACCTGCGGCAAGTTCCTTTCGTGGTAGGCACAGACCCGTTGACCACTTACAGGGCGGATTTTGTAACGTTTAAGACATATACCAACGCCTTTGACGCTGGAAAATGGACTATCGAGGTCATCGAGACAAAGGGCTACTATGCACCAGGGGCGAAAAAGAAGCTCAAGCTGTTCAAGCAGAAATTCCCAGCGTTGAAACTGGTAGTCGAGTAGGAGGTCTAAGTATGGGTACTAGAAAGCGGCTACATCGGGAAGCGGTCATAGCAGGACTGGAAGCACCATTCAGGCCGGTAGAGTTACCGCCAGCGGTCTATCTGCGCTGTGGGAAATGCGGGGTATCAGTGCCGGAAAGCCGTGTCACCGAGCACCTCAAACAATGCCAGCCACAGGGCGCACGGTGCGGCAAGTGCGGTATGGTCATACCGGCTGAGCAGTTTCTTGAGCACTTCAAGGCGTGCGGTGTTAAGCCGGTTGAAGTCGTGCCGGAAAAGCCTTTCGAGGAGAAAGCAGGATGAGCACTCAGGTTAGTGCCAGAGTTGAGGGTCTGGAACGATGTCCAATTTGCCGAAAGCTGATGATTTACGAGGGGCAGGTTGACGGCAAAAGTGTGTTCAGTTGCTTAGACCACGGCGAGCAGTAACCGGCCTCTAACAGCGCCAAGAAGCCCCAGGTAGCCCCTGTCAGCATCAAAGAGCATCAAACGGAGGTGAAATCAGAAGTGGTAACAGAAACGAAAACAGATGTGCAAACAAAGCCCGACTGGATGGCTCTCAAGGAGCAGACCCGCAAGTTTCACCGTGACCTGCCGGAGATGGCCAAAGACCTGCTGGAACTGGGAAAAGACGGCTTCCTGGCGAAGTGGCCGGTGAAGTGCCAGCAAATTTCGCATATCAAGACCAGTCCGGTTTACAAGAAGCTCTTTGCGAGTAGGGGCAATACCCCCCCCGCCACGCTCAGAAAGCACAACTATCCGGCGCAGCGCAAGCCGGTCACACCAAAGCCGGTCGAGGGCAAGGTGCTGGCAGTGTCCGGCGCCGAGCACGACGAGCTTATGACGTTGCGGGGTTTCAAGCTGGGCGTTGAGTGTATGTTGAAGCGGTAAATTATTTTTCGAAAAATAATCAGTTGCCATAAAGTTTGACAGGAGATGAGATGATTAACGACACCGGCGAATGCCCCTCAAGGTGTAGCGACTGGAAGGGCTGTCAAGGCAAAGGCCACTTCGAGATGTCCGAAATCCAGTATTGCCGCAATCAGGTTATCTTTATCATCCTTGAGTTTCTTGACGTGGACGGCAACGAGATAGTCCTGCTGCGTGATACCTGGCCTCTCAAGGCCACCGGCTACACCCAGGCGGAGAAGACGGGGCTGACGTCGGTTAGCAGTCACGCACCTTATGAGGCGGTCATCGGCGTTGTCGGTGAGGTGCAAGCCCGCCTTAAGGCAACGGGGCTGGCCGGCAAGAACCTGGTGCTGCACCTGCGACAAGGCACAAAGCCCGGCGATGAGGCTTACTGGGCGCTGGGGTATGTCTGCGGGTGGAAAAGGAAACATCTACCTTTTGCGCGGTGGGTTGAGCAGAAGAGACGGAGAAATGAAGCGAAAAAGGCTTCAGTAAAATAGCAACATCTTGACAAAATGAAATCAGGTCTATTGACAAATAGGTAAAAAGGTGGTACGTATATGGTAGAAAGGGTTTCTATAACCGAAAAGGCCATCGTCCTCTCGATGGTCGGAGAATTTAACCCAGCGAAACTCCCCGGCAGCACAATCAAACTCTGGCGCTTGGTTTCAAAAGCGCTGCTCTTACGTGCCGAGGGGCATTGCGAGACCTGCGGGAAACATCACCAAAAGTTGCACGTGCACCACAGAGACGGTTGCGGACTCAATAATTCCCCTGATAATCTAGTCGTGCTTTGCGATTCCTGCCACAAAAAGAAACATATACCGCCCTACCACTGGCCGGGAATCCCTACAGTCATTGCCAGCGGCGCAACCGGGCAATCAACCAAAGGCCGCACATTGCAGATTAATAACAACAGGAAATAGACCTAACCGCCTGAGAGGGCGGTTTTCTTTTATGGCGCATTAAGCTCCTCAATCAACGAGGGGCTTTTTCTTTTAGCCGCCCTACCTGGAGACAGATACTATGCGCCAGCTAACACCGCGGCAAATAGAAATCCTTGAGC